GTTTCAGCTCCAACAGTCTCACCTAACGATACGGGTCAGATGTTAATGGCTGAGATGTCAATTTCAATCCTAAGCAGCTGGAGCTAACTCATGAGCATATACACAAAAGATGAAGAAGATTTCTTGGTCAAGATTGGCCAGATTACAAAAGGAGAAGCGACCGCTGCTCCAACGGTTGAAGTAACGAAAGATGAGGTTAAATAATGGCACTACCAAGCGCAGGCGGCATATTCTTCCAAAATAATGCCGGGTTCAAAATCGTTAATAGCAATGGTGGTTCTACCTACATTGATTTAACTGATCACGTTATGAGCATTACCATCAATCGTCAATTCGACGAGCTTGATGTAACTGCTATGGGAGCATCCGGTCACGCATTTATTGCTGGCCTTGAATCCTCAACTATCAGCATTGATTTCCTTAACGATGATTATGCAAACTCAGTTATGCAAACTCTTAACGCAGTCGTTGGCTACGTCGTACCTTTCAAAATTGCTCAAAGTGTTTCAGCTATTGGTGCTGGTACATCCACTGCAACTATTGGGTTAAGCAATCCGCTTTACAGCGGTTCAGTTCTCGTTAACAAACTAACACCTGTCGCGGGCAAGATTGGCGATGTAGCAGTACAGAGCCTTACTTTCACTGTGTCCGGTGCTGTCACCGTCGCCTCGTCTGGCTCATGGTAAGAATCTAACAAAGGATAAATCATGGCAATCTTTTACCAAAATAATGCCGGGTTTAAGATTTCGGTGGATGGCACGACCTACATCGATCTCACAGACCACGTCACTTCATTAACAATTAACAAGCAAGATGACGAGCTAGATGTAACTGCTATGGGTGCTGGTGGCCATACTTTTATTGCAGGCTTGGAATCTTCAACGCTTTCAGTAGATTTTCTTAACGACGATGCAACAGCATCCGTTATGCAGACTCTTAATACTCTTGTTGGCACTAATGCGAAGTTTAAGGTTATTCAGACAACTGGTTCAGCCGTAGCCGCAGCTAACCCAATGTACTCAGGTCTCATTCTCGTCAACAAGTTAACACCAGTGGCAGGCAAGATTGGCGATGTAGCAGTACAGAGCTTGACCTTTACTGTCTCTGGATCAATAGCAACTGCCACTACTGGCACTTGGTAAACAACTAACAAAGGGGCTAAACGATGGCAAAACTAACAATCACAAGGGCTAATGGAGACGTATCAGAGCATGAGATAACTCCGGCGATTGAATACTCTTTTGAGCAATATGCAAAAAAGGGTTTTGCTAAAGCCTTTGCAGAAGATCAAAAACAATCAGATATTTTTTGGCTTGCTTGGAAGTGTTTAAGCAAGGTGGAAGATGTAGTGCCTTTTGGTGAGAAGTTCGTTGAAACTTTAGCGAAGGTTGAAGTAGGCGACTCAAACCCAAACTCATAGAGCGCAACTCCCTAACCTATTTAATTGCGAAATTATCCGTCAGGTTAGGGGTTGCGCCTAGAGAGCTTTACGAGTTAGAAGCACCGATGCTCAACGCGATCATCGATGTCATACAGCAAGAAGCAAGGGATGCCGAAAATGCCAGTCGAAATCAAAGGTCTCGCTGAGACTTTATCGGCTATGCGTAAGTTCGAGCCAGACTTAGCTAAAAACCTTAACAAAGAGGTTCGCAGCTTTTTAACCCCGGTGCAAAAAAAAGCACAAGGCTATTTCCCATCCAGCATTGCCGGGCTATCTAATTGGATGCTTGTAACCAAAGGCCGCAAAATCAATAAGCAATCCAGCGCTTTTGCAGCTGTCGGTCATTTTCCACGATACAACAGAGCCATAGCAGCCAGAGGCATCAAAATAGTTATTGGCAAAACTAAAAAAAACTCACGTGGCTTTGTGACCTTTTATCGTATTTCAAACATTACGGCAGCTGGCGCTATTTATGAGACTGCCGGGCGCAAGCATGGTCAATCCCGACGAGCTTACAAATCCAATAATCCTCAAGCCGGCGCACACTTTATGGCTTCCATGAAAGAGCCGTTGGAAGGTAAAGGCATGATGCGCGGCCGTGTGCTGTATCGGGCATGGGAAGAAGATCAAGGGCGAGCATTTGGTCAAGTAGTCAAAGCCGTTGATGCCACAATTGTTCAATTTGGACGCCGGGCTAAATCTACGTTAAGTCGTGCAGCATGAGTACAAAACAACAGGTCAATGTCGACATCATTACCGAAGTCAAGGGATTACAAAACCTTGCCAAAGGTCAACAGCACCTTAACTCATTTGAATCTGCTGCTAAAAAATTAGGCAAAACTTTAGCTGGGGCTTTTGCCGTTGAAAAGATTGTTCAATTTGGCAAAGCATCGGTAGAAGCATTTGCTAAAAACGAGCAACAGGTAGCGCTTCTCAATAACACTTTGAAAAACCTCGGCATGAGTTATGCCAGCATTTCAGCTAATTCTTTTATCGACCACCTTACGTTAGCTACGGGCAAAACCAAAGAAGAGTTAATCCCGGCATTTCAAGGATTATTGATTGCCACGGGCGATGTAACAAAAGCGCAAGACACACTCAAACTGGCTATGGATGTCAGCGCTGGAACGGGTAAAGACCTCGGAACGGTTCAAGTAGCTTTGTCAAAAGCGTATTTGGGCAATACGACTTCGCTGACTCGACTTGGTGCAGGACTATCTAAAGCTTTGCTTAAAACTGGCGACATGAAAAAAATCACGGCACAACTAGCTGCGACATTTAGCGGTGATGCAGCCATTGCAGCCGATACTTTTGCGGGCAAACTGGCTCGAATCAATGCCAGTGCAACAGAAGCCAAAGTCACTATTGGTAGCGGCTTGGTTGATGCACTGACTTTGTTAGCTGGTTCGACATCCGTGGATCACTTACAAGAATCTATGCAATCTCTTGCTTTAGACACAGCCGACGTTATTCGTGGTGTTGGCGTACTTATTAACCAACTTAAAAAATTACCTGGTGCAGGTGTTTTAGGTAATTTAGTAGGTAATAGTCTGCTTGCTCAAACTCTTGGTGCGCTTAAAAGTCTGGGTGCTAAATCACGTACAACCGGTGGCGGAAATGGTCAGGTCGGCCCTACTGCCGATTTAATAGCGTTACAAAAATCTATTCCAATTCAGACTAAATTAACTGCCACTGAAATTGCACGACAAAAAGCTGCACAAGCCACTGCTAAAGCTAAAGCCGATTCTCTTGCTAAAGACCGCGCAGCTTTGTCGTTATCTCTTGCTGGTTCTACTGCCGATATGCAAAACATCGAAATTCAAGCTGCGTTGCAGCGCGGTCAAACTGAACAAGTAAATAACGTTTTGTTATTACAACGCGCACTTATTACAGGCAACGCCGATGAAGCTAATATCTTGGCTCAAAAGGTGTTAACTGCCAATGGCCTTGTTATGGATGTCAATGGCAATATCACCGCTCTTGCTGGTGCCAAAGACCCATTTAAGGATTGGCCAACAGCTGCGCAATCGGCCATCGACCAGTTAAAAAAAGTTAACGATTACTTAGCAACTATTAAAGATAAGACAATCACCATAACTGTTAACACTGTCACTACAAGTAGCGGTGGTTCATCTTCGGGCGGTGGTGGTGCTGGAAATGGACAACCATTTGGGCCGGCTAATCCGATTGATCCGGGAACTTCATTTCCTGTTATTACCGTGCCGATTGTGCCTAATATCCCAGTCGGCGGTCAAGGTGCAGGCGCAAGTGGTGGATTTTCTGCCATCGTTGCAGCTGCTATGGGTCAAGTAGATCTAAACCCAACAAGTGCAGCATCTACAACTGAGTACAACAAAGAAAAGTATGGCAACGCCGGTGCAGCTCCTATTGTTATTAACATCAGCGCACCGCCTAGCACCACGGTTACAACTACTCAGGATGCATCTACTAATGGCACACCAGTAACCGTTAACCGTAACAATCCATTTGGGATGTACTCGGTATGAGTTATCCATTTTCCGTCATTGTTACTTTTGACTTTTCATCGGGGCCGACTTTCGGTTATCCATTTATTCTCGATGATCCAGCGCACGGAATCCTCGGCACTAACGTCCTTGCTGACTCAGCATCTAACGTCGTTGACATCTCATCGCAGGTTCAAGGCATTTCAATCAAGGGCGGCTATAACTTACTCACCGACCAATTTGAGGCCACTACCTGCAACTTTAGAATCTATGACCCTAACGGTGATTGGAATCCCCAGAATTTATCGTCGCCCTATGCGGGCAAACTTATTCCAAACCGTAAGGTGCGAGTCTCTACGCTTTATAACGGCGTTGCTCATTACCTATTCTCAGGCTATGCATCTAGCTATAACTATTCTTACCCTAAAGACCAGACCATAGGTTATGTAGACATCCTTTGCACCGATGCTTTTAGACTCTTTCAGCTTGTTACCGTTGCATCTATTCCACTGGCAGTTAATGGACAAACTACTGGCGCACGTATTAACACCATTCTCGATTCAATCGGTTGGCCTTCAACTCTTCGTCAGATAGACACCGGTGATTCACTATGCCAGGCAGACCCGGGCACTCCTCGCACTGCACTCGGCGCTCTCAAGGTAGTAGAGGCAACTGAGCAAGGAGCCTTCTACGTAACGGGTGAAGGCAATGCAATTTTCAAATCTCGCAGCAATGTCGAAAAGACTAACGGCGCTGCCCCGGTAACAGTATTTGCCAATAACGGCAGCGGCATAGGTTATTACAACGTCACTTTCGCACACGATGACAAGCTAGTTATTAACTCGACTACTGTCACCAATAACGGCGGTACGGCTCAGACCTACTCCGACGCTGCTTCTCAGCTGCTCTACTTTAAGCACTCCTACGCTATGCCTAACCTTGTAGGACAAACCGATGCCGATGCTCTTAACGTGGCAACTCTTTACACAGTCACCCGTAAAGACACCACTATCCGAATCGACTCTTTAACTCTTGATCTATCTACTCCTAACTACTCAGCTGGAGTTACCGCTGGACTGTCTTTGGATTATTTCAATACCGTTCAAATTACCTCAGATACTCAAGGCTCTACCTCAATCGTTAAGACCTTGCAGGTAATGGGTAATGCCTATGAGATAACACCACAAAGGTTTATGGCTACTTTTACAACATCTGAGCCTATCGACGATGCATTTATTTTGGACTCAACTTTGTACGGAATCCTCGACCAATCCGTGCTTACTTACTAAGGAGAAAACATGACCGCTAATGCTGGTTATCACTTATACAACACGGGCGATGTCCTAACCGCGGCGCAGGTTCAGTTTAACCTGCAAAATCAAACGGTCATGTATTTCGCCACCGCCTCTGCTCGCACTACTGCCCTAACGGGTGTGGTGGTTGAAGGTATGGTCAGCTACGTACCTGCTAACGGGCTGGAGTATTACAACGGATCCGCTTGGGTGACGTTATCTACTGGTGGTGACATCACTGCCGTTAATACCGCAGTTACTTCAGGTCTTACAGGTGGTGCAACTACTGGTTCTGTCGACCTATCGCTATTGCTTAACTTCAATGCACAGACTGGCACTACTTACACTCTTGCCTCTACTGACCTTAACAAGCTAGTAACTACATCCAATGCCGCAGCCGTCGTTGTAACTGTGCCGCCTAGCGTATTTAGCGCCGGGCAACAAATCAATGTGCAATCAATCGGTGTAGGCCTTACCTCATTTTTAGCTGGATCGGGTGTAACGATTACTTCAAGCGGTGCAGCCGCAGCTGCTCCAATCCTAAGAGCGCGTTACTCGGCTTGCACAATTATCTGCACAGCTAGCAACGTATTTACAATCTGTCTCTTATACACATCTGACGCTGCCGACGAAGAGGATAGTGTAGA